CTAACAGAACCAATTTCAACGTCAGAAATTCTAGCTGTTCCAGCAACTGTTCTTAATCCATCAGGTGCTAAAAATATTAAATCTCCACCAATTTCTTGAATTGTATTTCCATCTATACAACCTATATTTTTGGTTATAGACTTAAGTATAGGGTCAGAATCAAGACTTGTCAACTCAAATATACTGTTTTTACAAAATATAATAAGAGTATTTCTAAATACTTTAATGCCTACAATAATATCTCCAACATCAATTGCTCCTGAACCAGTAGCTTCAAAATCATAAGGTTTTAAGCGGCTACTATAAGCAACAGTACTTGTTGATACTGATTGTCCAGCTACAACTAATCGTTCTGAAAAGATAGTACATCTTTTAGGATTAACTGGAGCTGACCTTTGTAGTTCTTCAAAGTAATAAGTATTAACTCCACCTGAAGTTGTAATCTGAAATTCAGCTACTTTATTGGTACTATCAACAATATATAAAGTTCCATAAGCACCATTTGATTCATAGTTAGCAAACTGATTATTAGTTTGATTCGTTCTTGCAACTGTTGTAGCACTTGCTACTTCAGCAGAAGTCATCCCACTTCTATAAATAGTTTGACCACTAGCAGTAGATACAACTTCAATATCTAATGTTAAATTTGTATTATCGGTAATAGATAAAACTCTATATGTAATACTATTAATTTTTACTCTATCATCTACAGCTAATTCAGTTGTAAATGCTGTTCCAGTTCCAACAACTGCTGCTGAACTTGCAGTTACTGCAACTGTACCAGTTAAACTTTTATAAGTATCTTTATTAATTTGAAGCCAAGTAATACCATCTGTACTCCAATAAATATTATTACCTTGACAAGCAATAACTCCATTAGCATATGGAACTATTCCTGTTATAGCATCTGTAGTTGTACCGCTTGGACTGGTTGCACTTCCTGCACCCCATTTTGTAAAACCATTTATTCTTCGATAGCCACCTGTTGTAGCTGATTCAAAGTTTTGTAAAATAGTTGCGGCTCCAGGTGTTCTAAATAATGCATGAGCACTTGAAACTAAATCTAAACCTCCTGCAACTGTAATGGAAGCTCCTTGTGTTGGCATTTAAATTTTCCTTATGGTAACAAATACGTAAATCTTACGTCTGACATATATTGTGGTTGTGGTGAATTTAAATTATCAGCCATAGACTGTAATCCTTTTTTATATTCATCTAATGCTAATTGTGATTGAGCTATATTATCTTTAAATTGATAAATATAATATCTAGCTCTTGCTAATAAAACTGTTTTGTATTGTTCTGGAAATGCAACTTCATCTGTATCTGCAGATAAAGCAGTTGGTCTATCATATGCAAAGAAATGTATATTATAAACTTTATCAGGTATAGGAGATAACCCAAATCTTCTACCATCAGAACTTCTTATAACTCTTAATGGTACTCCATATTGAGCAGTTCTAGCATCAGCTTCTTCTGCTTTTGCATAACTATTTCTCCAAACTGTTAAAGTTGTAAATGCTAATTTATTAATTGTAAAAGGTGAAGCAGTATCTACAAGAGTAAACATATCCCAATTGACTGAATCAAAATCAGTATCTACACCTGTTGAAAGAGCTTTTGATAAATACCATCTTTGTCCAATAACTGTTGAAACAATTGTATTTCCATAATAAGGGTCATCAGGTCTATCAGTACTTAACCATGACCAATTATCAACAGCATCTACTATATCAGAGTAAGCTCTATTTACACAGTTTGAAACTTGTTTTTGTACGCCTACTCCACTAGAAATTGCTGTAAGTTCTGGTTCATTAAGTTCTACTAATAATTCATTAGTTAATGCTAAATAGGTCTTTGCCATAATACTTCTTCTTATTTACAATCTGAATGGTCGCAATCTGATAACTCATCAATTGCTTCATCAATTTTTTCTATAATCATTTCTTCTTTAGCTTCTAACTTTTGAAGTTCTGCGAAATGTTTTTTAAGCTTTTTTAAAGCTTCTTTCATTGGATTCCTTTTTAAAATTAAGTGGCTATAATAAGTACCACAACAACTACTGCTACTGCAATAGAAACTTTTTTATGTGCTACTATGTAAGACCATGCTTTTTTCATATGTTCCATATATAATCCTTTATTTAAAAGACAGGGGGTATATTGCAACCCCCTATCTAGCTGTTAGGTTTAATACTAACAATAACGTCTAGACTAATTAATTAGGCTATAACGTAAATTGTTCTTCCTATACAATTAGTTCTAAGAACTTTTCTTCCGAAGACAAGTAATCCTCTTACTATGTCAGCGAAAGTAGTAGTACTTCTTAAACTTTCAACAATCTTCAATTGAGATGCACACGAAACCGCACTCATTTGACCCCATGTTGCCACAGGAGCAGTTGCAGTCCCAGCAGGGGATGCACTTGTTAAGTCGTTTGTTGCTAGATTGTTTGATTTGTACATTTGGAAACCTCTAACGAGACCACTTGCAACTAATCCATTTCTAAGACTACCTTTACCAGCGTTGTAATCAACTGATAATAGTTTAGAAGCTGTGTTAGCTAAAGATTCGTACCACTCAGGTGCTCCAACAAACCAACGACCCTCTTCAGGGCAATTTTGTCTGTCGAGAAAAAAAGCAGCTTGACTCATCTCATTTAAAGGGTCAACTTCACCAGTTCCAAAACCTATTGTGTCAGGTGTTGATGTACTTCCTTGTCTAGTAGCACCGATAGATGAAGCGTCAAGACCTAGATATGTAAAGACATTACTGTCTAAAGCATCTCTTAGCTTGTATGCTGCATTATCTGATGCAACCGATTGGAAGTTGATATGTGAAAATCTCTTTTCAATATCATCTAGTGCGAATTGAAAGTATTTAGCTTGGTCTACTGTTAGAACAAGCTCTTCGTCTGTAATTGCTGTAGCAGAAGTCGCTAGACCTCTAGTATAATCACTTACAGTTATTTGTGGTTCTTTTACTATATTAACTGTGTCCCCAAAGTTTTTAATTTCACCCATATAGTCTGTGTTACAGATTGCTTCTGCAACAGATGCTTTACGAAGTGCTATTTGAACTTTCTTTGAGTATATTTGAGGTACCCAAAAGGCGTTTTCCTGAGTTCCAGTTGGTGTTTGACCACCAAAGTTAGTAGTTGAACCACCTGCAAAATTTGCCATATTATGACTCCTTTTTGTTTGGTTGATAAAATGAAAGTATTATTATTATTTATTAATAATTCTACCTTCTCTCTGAGCTATCAGAATTTCTTTCTCATTTCTTTCAAACTCAGCATCTGACATCTTTTCGAAATCAGAACTTTTAAAGATAACTTGATTATTCGTTGGTGGTTGAATTTGTTCGTTAGTTTTAACTAACAAGTCAGCACCTTGACTAACCTTATTACCTTCTGTGGCTTTTTTATCTAATCCAAGTCCTCGGTCTTTCTTATATAAGTCAACTGCTCTTGCAGCAAGTTTACCATCTGAGTTATTCTCATAAATCCATGATTTAATTTCCATGGGTTGTGAGTCTGCCCAGCTATGAAAATCATCTGATTCTTTAATTTGATTAAAGTCTGGATGAAGTTTCGATAACTCTAATTGAGCTTCTCTTTGACTTAAAGCTGTATTAGCTTTTTTCAAAGAGCTAACTTCCTCTTGCAAACCTTTCATCTCAGTTTGAGACTGCAAGTGAGATACAGTTTCCACTACGCCATAAATGTCAGGATAATCTTTTTTAAAAGCACTAAGTTCTTCAGCACTTTTAGGTGGTGTATACTTAGGTCGGTTTGCTTGAAGCTGTGCTTTAAGGTCTCCTTCTTTTGTATTCCAATCACCAAGTTTCCTGTCATAATAACGCTTTAGGTCATCATATCTTTTTTTATAGTCGACTTTAGTATAAGGTTTGGCTTCAACATTTAATGCTGATTCCTGTAAGACCTTATCCGAAGTGGCTGTTTCAGAAGTGGATAAAACATTTGGGTTCGCACTATTTGTTGTAGTACTACTTGCGTAGCTAAATCCTGTCTTCTTCTCAGGGTCTGGTTGAGCTGGTCCACTATCTGCATCTGGTACTGATTTCGGCATCACATCTTCTGTGTGCCAATACTTTTTGCGATTGTATGGATTCGCCTCGACTTCATTAGTTGTTCCTTCGTCTTGTTTCATATGTCCTCCTTTATAGGGCTTCTTTTAACTTTTGAAGGTAGCTAAAATTTGGGTTTATGTTTTAAACGAAGCTACAAGGGCTTCTATTGCTAGAAGGTAGCTTGTCTATTCTTAGAGTACCCCTCTAAAAATTCTGTTATACTATGGTTTCATCTACTGCAAGTTCTGCAGTTTCTTCTTGATTAACCATACCAGCATCATAAGCTTCTTCAGCTTGTGCCATCATTTTTCTTAATTTATCAATGCCGATATTCTTAACAGCTTTTGCTGTAAATACAAATTCGCCATCTGACAATAATGCTGGGATTGAATCGGAAGTTCCTGTTCCAGGTCCTTCTACTAATTCATCTTCTGTAAATTCTGTTGCAACCATCTTTGGTAAAATGGCTTCTAATTCTGGATACATTTCTAGAGGCTGGAAAAATAGCTAAAGAAATTAGTCGTCAGGGAGTAAAAATTACTATTAAAACTGACAAATCACCAGTAACTGATGGTGATATAGCAGTTGATCAA